GTTGCTATACCCGAATGGGTCCTAATGTCATCGCACATCAGGAGTATTTTTTTACGCTCATCCTTAGGGATGTAGCCTTCCATTTTTTCAATAACCATTTTGTTTTTTAATTATAAATCTAAATTAATATGATTGTGGACTTGTTTTTTAAAATCCTCATCTGTAAGATATAGATGGACACAGCGGTCAGCAAGTTTTTGGAAAGAAAACTTATGCCTAACACATGCTACTTTGAATTCTTCAAACAAATCACTTTGAATTTTTACGCTTGTTAATGTTAAATCTTTTTTCATAGTTAATATATTTTGATATAAATATTCGCAAAATTAGGAAGATATATGTTTATTACATAATTCTTTATTATCATTAAAAGGACACCACTTACACATAGATGATACTACTTTAGGGTGCTCTTTGTCTTGGTATTTACCTTTAGGGGTAAAACACTCAGTAATAAACTCCTCCAATATACGATCAGCTTTTTTAAGTTTATTTCTACCTGCAGCAGGTCTGTGTTGTTGTACTCTATAAATTGGGTAATCACTATTTTCCCATACTTTCCTACGTACAATAAAGAATTCTACTTCTATATTTTCAAGTGGGATTCCGTACTGTTCATTAAAGAACTTTTTATAAAGTACAAGCTGCATTTGCTTGTTTTCATCTTTTTTAGCTTTATCTCCCCACCCTCTAGTAGACGTTTTTATATCGTATACATAAAATTTATTTGTGGGTTCATGATACAATACGAGGTCAATAAAACCCTTATATACTAAATTGTTACCAACGTTCATTACAATAGGTAACTCAATACCTGCAAGGTGCCAACCACGGTTACCAAAATATTGTTTACGTTTTTTTTTAAGAAATTTAAGTATGGCTACACCATCTTCAAAGAATTCTCTAAGTTCTTCTGGGGATGAGTAGTGGGTGTCTTTATTTTGTTTATATCCTTCTTTGTATAATCCTATAAATTTTTCTTGGAATAATTCCTCTAAATTCATAGCATCTGCTTTTACCCCTGATTGTTCATACAGCACAGTAAGCCAATCTTGGATTACCTCATGCATAGCAGTACCAAAAGTAAAATGGATAGATTGTTCATTTTGATAATGTCCATCTTTGTACTGAAGTGCCCACTTATGTGGGCAACTCCTGTACATTGACATTTGCGAATAAGAAATTGTCTTTTGGTAAGCGTAATTTACCTCAGGTAATTCCTTATTTTGTATTTCCTTAAGTATTTGAGGTTTCTTGGCCATATATTTTTTCTAATTTCTCTAAATAAAGTATGGCATCCATCAATTCTTCTTTCATATGGGTAATCCATTCTGGGAATTGAAGGTCCTCTCGATCCATATTAACTCCATACTTTTGTTCCCCAAACTCAGATCGGGCTTTGAATTGTTCTATAACTGAGGTGACTATGCTATCCATCATTTAAATAATTCTTTAATTTCGTCTTTTTGTAAGCCCTGTTTTTGGAGTGCCTCCTTAATATATTTTTTATCAAGTATAGATACCCAATCAGCTGCTTGTTTGGTAGAAACCTCATACAAAGAAGCAATTGTATCCAATAATTTTTTATTAGGTTGTTTCACTTTAGGCTTAATATATTTTAACCAAACATTTTGTTTGGGGAGTAGACCACAATATACTTTATAATATTTTTCCTTATCAGTATAAGGTATAGTTTGTACATAATTTGCTAATTCAGCAAATGGTTGGTGCATAGATATAAATCTATTAACCATATAAGGATTAAAGGACTCCTTCTCCTTATCGGTGAAGGAGTCCCAATCTCGTTTCTTACCTGTTAGCTCTTTAAGCCAATCAAAAAGTGTCATACTCGTCTCTCAATTCAGGAGGGAGAGCTTCAGCAAAGATCTTTCCAGTATTAGGGTCATAAAATACAGGAATAGGTAAGATAGCATCCTCACCTCCCGTAATAAAACGAGAAACTTTTCTTAAAACAAATCCTTGTTGAAAGATTTGTCCTTCAGAATCATTAGGGATGACTGTAGTTTTACTAAGGTCAACTTGGGGTTGAGTTGCTTGTGTATTCATATCTGATTTCTTCATAATCTATTTGTTTAATTTCGTTGCAAAAATAATATAAGTTTTCTTTTTTTAACACTGTGTCACAGTGCCAGTATTCTTTTAGTGTGTTAGGTTCTATTTTATCTGTAACTTTAACGGTACGATACAATAGAAAGGTTCGGTCTCCAAATTGTATTAAATCTTTATATAACAATTTTACCAGAAACTTCAAGTAGTTTAGAAATACATGCCATTATATTAATTTCTTTATCAATTCGGAAATTTGAATGGTACATATATTCTTCAATAATAATAATTGCTTCTGCAGGTCGTGATGTATACTCGTCCATACGCGCATATAGAGCTTTATATAGCGCATCAAAATCATTTACATTGGAATCGGCAATCACTTGGCGAATTAGTTTAAATGAATTTGGATTAACTAGCAATTCAATTACTTTATCAATATAGTTAGATGATACAAGTGTTTGTTTATCTAATACAAGCTCACCATCTTTAGCAGACATTTGGCATACGTTAAGCATCTTACGTACGTCTGGGTAGTATTGGTTTACAAGGTCTTTAAGGTGGTCAGTGCTGTGTTGTATATTTTCCTTGGATAATATATTAAAGAGATGTTGTGCAACTGCACCTTTAGTTGGGGGTACAATTTTAAGTACCTGGCAACGTGACTGTAAAGGATCAATGATACGCTCTACATAGTTGCAAGTTAAAATAAACCGAGTACTTTTAGAAAACGTTTCAATAACATTCCGGAGAGAAGCTTGCGCTTGGATAGTAAGAAAATCAGCTTCATCCAAAATAACCACTTTAAGTGGTTTAAACGACATTGTGCTAGCAAACCCCGATACTTTATCTCGGATTGTTTCAATACCTCGTTCATCAGAGGCATTAATGTAAAGATACTCACAATCAAGATTCTTAACCAGAAGTTTGGCGAGTGTAGTTTTTCCAGTACCAGCGGGTCCATAGAAGATTAGATTTTGAATATCGTTCTCTTCTAAATATCGTTTAACGATATTTTTTAAATGCTCATTACCCACATAATTTGTAAGTACATCAGGACGGTATTTTTCTACCCATAAACTATTTTCCATTATATTCCTTGTTTAAACTCTCCGTAAAAACTATACTCCTTAACTGGTTCTTGTTCAACTTCTACCTCAACTCTATCTACAGCATACAAAGCACTTCCAATAGGATCTAAGTAAAATGCTTTATTAAACTTAGTTTTTTGGAAATATGCTTCTAACGTATCTGTTAGGGATTCATAAACTGTACTATTACCGATAAGGGACCACCGGTCTCCCGGTGGTACCCTTTCGGCAATTAGTTGTTTTTGTTCTACTGTTTCAAATTCAGCCATTAGCTAAAATTAAAACATTCCAGGCATAGCTCCAACCTCATTTTCATTTTCTTGAGGTTTATTAACTACAGTACATTCTGTTAACAAAATAGTACCTGCAATTGAAGCGGCATTTTCGAGAGCACAACGCGTAACTTTGGTAGGATCAATAATACCTTTTTTAAGGAAATCATCAAACTTACCAGTTTTTATATTATAACCAGTGCCTATTTTTTCTCCAGAAGTGACACTAAATTCAATTCTAGAGGCATCTTCAACACCTGCATTTTTAAGAATCTGTTTAAAAGGCTTACGAAGAGCCGACTTAACAATGTTGCATCCAATTTTTTGGTCAGAATTAGACATATCATTTTCACATGCTACATTATGAGCTGCTCTAAGTAGAGCTAATCCCCCGCCTGGGATGATTCCTTCCTCAATAGCAGCTTTAGTAGCTTGAAGAGCGTCATCAACTCTGTCCTTACGTTCTTTCATCTCAGTTTCAGTATTACCACCAACATGAACAACAGCTACACCTCCAGTAAGTTTAGCAAGGCGTTCTTGAAGTTTTTCAACCTCAAATGGAGAAGTCGAATTTTCAATTTGTGATTGAAGTTCAGTACATAAACGCTCAATAGCTTCTTCTTCACCTGCACCATCAACAATAGTAGTTTGTTCTTTAGTAACAGTAACTGTACGGCATTCGCCCAGCCAATTAAGGTCAAATTTATCGAGCTTCATACCTTTATCCTTATCAACAACTACACCACCAGTAAGGGTAGCCATATCATTCATAAGTAAGGTACGACGGTCACCAAAGTCAGGGGCTTTAACGGCACAAACATTTAAAATACCTCTCATTTTATTTACAATAAGGGTAGCAAGTGCTTCGCCATCAATATCCTCAGCAACAATAAGAAGTGACTTAGCTTGTTGAGAAAGGTTCTCAAGAAGTGGGAGCAAATCTTTTACAGTAGTAATTCTACCATTATAAAAAAGAATTGCAGTATCCTTAAGTACACAACTCATATTATCGTTGTTAGTTACAAAGTAGGGGGATTTAAATCCTCTATTAAATTGTAAACCCTCAACTGTTTCAAGATAAGTTTCACCTGTACGTGATTCTTCAATAGTAACCACACCATCACGTCCTACCTTTTCCATAGCAGTAGCGATCAATTCACCTACTTCTTCATCATTATTAGCTGAGATGGTAGCTACTTGGCGGAGTTGGTCTTCGCTTGAAATGTCTTGAGAGATTCCACGTAGATAATCTACATGTCCCCTAACACACTTATCAATACCACG